GATTTCAAACTAGTCCAGGAGGGTTCTATGCGTCAAACCATCATCGCCTACGCCGCCACGCTCCTCGCAGCCCTCGCCTTGCCCTCCGAGGCTGGGCTTTTCGGCAAGGACAAGAAGTCCGGACCGTCCCATGTGGACGTGTCCTACACGTTCCGGTTGCGCCACTACGGCGCGACGGGATCAGGATGTGCGGTCAATGGTCTGACTCTCACCAGCCGGCACCTGGTGGACCCCAGGAAGGCGGCCGATTTCGGCCCGGTACACAAGGTGCGGTTTCGCTTCGAGTTCCTGGACGGAAAAACAGAGGGCCGTGGCTACTCGCACCTCATCTCCAACCACGCGGATCTGGCCACGGTGGTTCTGGACAAGGAGCCCCCCTTTGGCTACGCTAAGCTGGCCGCGAAGCCTCAGCCCGGGGACGATGTCTTATGGATGGAGTATGACTGGCGCAAGCAAGACGACTACTATGCCCAGCGCGGGCGCAAGTCTACGGTCATTCGCACCACCTTGGGCCTTGTCCTCCTGAAGGACCCGCCTTCCAACGGCGCCTCCGGCGGATGTGCCTACAACATCAACGGCGACGTCATGGGCCTCATGACCTTCTATGACGACACCGAGGACAACAAGACCTCCGGCGGAGTCGTGGGCCTGTGGGGGCACTGGTGGAACGACGTGGTGGTGTCCAAATGACCCCCGAGGTGTTGCAAACCTTGGCCCTGACAGGCATGGGCACGGCTGGCACTGCGGCCCTGGGCGGGATCGCCTGGGGCATTCGGCGCGTGATTCAGAAGGTGGACACCATGGACACCCTCATCAGGGGCGACGGCAACGGAAACCCGGGGATCAACGAATGCATCCGCGACGTTCACGCGGAAGTCCGCGAGGTCCGCAAGGATTTCAAGAATCACTTGGTGGATCACCCTCTATGACCGAGGACCCGCGCGTCGAGCTGGAGAACATCGAGGCCGAGCTAGCCCGTAGGAGCCTCAAGCGATTCGTTTACGCTGCTTGGACTATCCTGGAGCCTGACGTCAATTTGGTGTGGAACTGGCACCTAGATGTCCTGTGCGACGAGCTGGAATCCATCTCCCGCGGCGAGCTCAAGCGCCTCATCATCAACGTTCCGCCAGGGACCATGAAACAGATTTCGTATAACGCGGATGTGCTAACAAAACGCGGGCGACTCACACTTGGTCAGGTGGTTGTTGGGGACGAGATCCTGACGCATGAAGGGCGTTTCCAACGGGTGCGGGCCATCTCAAATGACGGTCTTTACGACATGCTGCGCATCACCACTAGGAACGGTCGCCAAGTGGACACGGAGGTTCGGCATCCGTTTTTGACCCCTAGGGGTTGGGTGCCTGCAAATGAGCTTCAAGTTGGCGACATTCTAGCTGCTGTTGTTCCGCAGGAAGATCCATTCACCGACCAGATCACTGCGAAGGAGGCGCGGCTGCTTGGCTATTTGGTCGGAGACGGAAGCGTGACTCATTCTCCGAGCTTCATCAACGCCGACGAGGACGTACTCCGCGACTTTGAGCACGTTGCCACATCCTGCGGAATACAAACGAAGCGCCGCGCGCTTACTCCGTCCCGCAAGAAGTCCGGGCTAAAGGGAACAACCCTCGGCATCCGGGGCAGTTTGCCGTTCATCCGCAAGCACGGCCTTCTAGGGAAGAGCAGTTACACTAAGCGCATCCCTGCTGCGGTACTCGCGTCGTCTCGTGAGGTGATCGCAAACTTCCTGGGGGCATATTGGTCCTGCGATGGTTGCATCCATATCAGGAATACTAGTAAGCGTGGCTCTCGGTTCATAAGCTATGCCACTACTGTGAGTGAAGAACTGGCTCGCGATCTTCAGCATGCACTCTTGCGTATTGGGATCAACGCTCGCGTGCGCCGACGGACGCGGAAACTCAGCACGAGGGCCCAGTCAGGGGGTGTTTATGTCTACTGGCATGTCGAGGCTACCTCCCATCATGGGGCTGCCCAGTTCAAGAACATGCCTGGGCTCTGTCCGGCCAAGAATGAACTCCTCCAGGGGCTGCGTCTTCAGCACTTCGAGCGCGGGCCACTCCGTGAGGACGAAATCTGTGCAATCGAACCCGTTGGGAGAGGACTCTGTCGGTGTCTGGACGTTGAGGAGGACCATAGTTTTACAGCGTCGGACCTGGCGGTCCACAACTCCCTCCTGGTGTCCGTGTTCTGGCCCGCGTGGGAGTGGGCGAGCAACCCGGGGCTCCGCATCCTGACCGCGAGTTACGGGGACCGGGTGGCTGAAAGAGACAACGTAAAGATGCGGGACATCATCCTGTCCCCATGGTATCAGCGGCAGTACAACGTCCAGCTACGCATGGATCAGTCTGCTAAACAGAAATTCTATACCTATGCGGGCGGCTGGCGAATTTGCACGACGACGAGCGGGGCCGGGACAGGGGAGCACCCGGACCGGCTCATCATCGACGATCCGCACAAGGCCGACGACGCGAAGTCCAAGATCAAGCTGGAGTCCGTGTCGGACTGGTACTCCCGCACCATCTCGACTCGTGGTGCGTCCCGTGGGACGGCCATCATCCTCATCATGCAAAGGCTCGCCATGGCGGACCTGTCCGCGTTTCTGGAGAAGGCTGGGGGGTGGAAGCATCTCGTTTTTCCCATGCGCTACGAGCCGGCCAGGGGGCACTACCTGGACCCGCGCGAGACAAAGGGCGACCTACTCTGGTCTGAGCTATTCCCCAACGAGATCCTGAAGCCCATTGAGCGACTCTTGGGCCCCTACGGCACGGCCGGGCAGATGCAACAGCGGCCCACGCCCGAGGGCGGTGGCCTCTTCAAACGGGACTGGCTGCCGATCATCACCCGCGCCGAGCTGCCACCCCGCGAGGACATGGTCCTGTGCCGCGGGTGGGATACCGCGGGCTCCGAAGGTGAGGGGGACCACACTGTCGGGGTCCTCATGGGTTTCCACGATGAAAACTACTATGTCCTCGACGTGCGTCGCGGCCAGTGGGGGCCCATGAAGGTCGATAGGCAGATGAAGGAGGCCGCGCGGCTGGACGGGAAGACCTGTCGGATCCGCGAGGAGCGCGAGCCCGGGTCCTCCGGCAAGGCCGTTTGTGAGCGCCGCCGCATCGACCTGGCGGGCTACGATTACGACGACGTGACCGTCAACAAGGACAAGGAGACACGGGCGCGCCCCTTACGCTCACAATGCGAAGGCGGCCACGTTTTCCTGTTGGAGGGTTCCTGGAATGAGCCCTATATCCAAGAGATGATCGTTTTCGACAGAGGGCTTTTTGACGACCAGGTAGATGGTTCTTCCGTGGCTTTCAACGAGCTGGCAACCGTGGGCGAAATCGCCCTCGTGGACCTCGTGTGGTGATTTCCTGCCCGAGCGGGCGCCACACCTACGAGTCCCCGCGTGCCAACGGCCGCGTGGGGTGCCCATGCACCTGGCTCGCTAAGCGCGGCCCTGGTGACCTCCGCGCGGCAGCATACCGCGCCCGCAAGAATGGAGCCACCAAGCTGGTCCCCTTCACCCCCGCCCAGTGGCAGGAGGTGTTAGACTTCTACATCGGACGGTGCGCCTACTGCCGGAAGGCCCAGGCCACCGACATGGAGCACGTGGTCCCCCTGGCCGACGGGGGCCACCACGCCCTCTACAATCTAGTCCCGTCCTGCGCGCCGTGTAACCGCAGAAAAGGGGCACACACTTGGGAGCCGCAGGAGTGGCACCACGCTAGGAGCAACACATGAGCACAGCCCCGCCCAACTTCACGGCGCCCGAGGCGGACGCCTCCCCCTCCAACGAGGTCCTTTTGACCCATCCCGATTACGACATCGCCGTTCCCCAGTGGAAGCGGTCGCGGGACACCTACGACGGTACGGATGCGATCAAGAAGGGCCGCACCCTCTACCTCCCGTCCTTGGAGTCAATGGACATGAACTCCGTGGAGGGCCAGGCAGCCTACGACGGCTACCTCTACCGGGCCACCTTCTACGGCGCCGCTGCGCGCACAGTGGACGGCTTGGCCGGAGCCGTTTTCACCAAGCCGGTGGAGTACAAGGACGTGGACGAAAAGTCCGCCGAGACGTTGGAAGATGTCTCCATGACGGCCGTTCCCGCCAACCTCTTCATGCACTTGACCACCCGCGAAGTGCTCAAGGTGGGCCGCGCGGGCGTGCTCGTGGACTTCACCCGCGAGGCCAAGGGACGACCCTACTGGGTCCCCTACCTAGCGGAGAATATCACCAACTGGGACATCACTCGAATCAACGATGTGCCCGTGCTCACCATGGTGATCGTAAAGGAGTGGCGGCCCAAGGTGGACACGGGGCGGTATGACACCCGGCTTCAGCTTCACTACCGGACCCTTACCCTGGAAGACGGCGTCTACAAACAGCGCCTCTACACCCAGGGCAAAAAGGGGAGATGGACACAGGTCGGATCAGACATCGTCCCGATGCGTCGGGGCAAGGCCTTGGACTTCATCCCTTTCGTTTTCTTCGGCCCGACGACCACAGAATCAACGGTAGAGAAGCCCCCCCTGCTCGATCTCACAGACGTGAATTTGAGCCATTACCTGACTACCGCGTCCCTGGAGCACGGCAATCACTTTTGCGGCACGCCCCAACTCGTTCTCATTGGCGGCCTGTCCAACAAGGGCGAGCCGGTGAAGTTCGGCTCCGGTCGTGCACTCCTCCTGCCCAAGGATTCGGACGCCAAGATTCTACAGGCGGACGGCAACCTCCTGGGCTCCTTGGAGAACGCGGAGAAACGCAAGCGGGACCTCATGGCCACGCTAGGCGCGCGCCTCCTGGAGGCCCCCTCCAAGGTGGAGGAGACCGCCACTGCCATCGCAGTCCGCCATGGCGGCGAGACCGCGACCCTCCGCACGGTGGCCTCGTCCATCGAGCGGGGCTTCACCTACGTCATTCGAACCACCCTCTGGTGGATGAGCACACAGACCAAGCCCGAGGACGTCAAGGCGTCTGTCACGCTCAACAAGGACTACCAGGCACAGAAGATGTCCTCCGAGGAGCTGAAGTCCTGGGTCCTGGCCTCACAGTCCGGCGACATTTCCCACGAGACGTTTTGGCTGGCGCTCGATCGCGGCGGGGTCGCCCGCCCGGGCGTCACGTCCGAGGAGGAGCTGGAGCAGATCGCAAAGGAGACCCCCGAGGACGAGGGCATCATGCCCAACGCCGCGGATCCCAACGCCGACCCCTCCCTGGCCCCCGGCGCCGCCTTCAAGGTGGTGACCAAGGACGGGAAGTTCCTGGTGACCGACGCCTCCGGCAAGGTGGTCCCCAAGGGCGACCACGGCACCGATCAGGCCGGCGCCAAGCGGCACCGTGAATCCCTGACCAAGCAGAAAGGCGGGCAGGCATGAGAAACAAGATCCTAGCGGTGGGGCTGGTCCTCAGCCTCGCCGCCATCGGGATGTTCGCCACGGCGGACATCTGCACCAACCCCAAGCTGGGCAACTGTCAGGCCGGAGGCTTTGGCGTGGAGTCCGTCGCCGCTGCGCTCGCTGACCTCTACGCATCTGCCACGGCCGTCTGGTCCTTCAACGACATCGCGGACCTCGGCAACGACGACGTCGGTACGAACGACCTGACCCTCGTCAACACGCCCACGGCGAAGGGTGGGGCGCTGGGGTACGCGGCGAAATTCGCCGCGGCCTCTACACAGTACGCAAGAACCACTGATGGAGATTCCGATGGAAACTTGGACCCCGGTAGCGGGGTGAGTTGGGGGTTTGCTGGTTGGGACGTGGTGCACACAACGGGCGGGGTCGCTAAAGCAATCCTGTCGAAGTCTGGAGTTGGGCCAGGTGCCAGTGGTGAGTACGACGCTTACTTCAGGGGTGCGACTGCGGCTGGAACATTCAACTGCCGGTTCCATGATGGCACTTCAGCAAAGGAAGACACGACGGTTGATGTCTTGCCTGGGCTCGATTCTCGTTTCTTCTTTCACTGTCGTCACAACGCAACGTCCAATGAGTTGGAGGCAGGGCTCGACGCAAGCTGGACAGGCACAGCAACGGCGACGGCAGGAGACGGTGTCGATCA